CTTTCTTAATCCTAACATGGAATCTCTTTTGCTATATACAAAAGTTCCATTATCTTTATTAAGATATTTAATTCTATTCTTAATATCTCCAATAAGATATCTTTCAGAACCATCAGCTTTAGTAAAACAAACCTGAAGTTTCTTCGTGTTATCTTTATTAATAAGATTAAACAATGCTCTTTTATATTTCTCAATATTAAGAGGAATGTTTAAACTGTATGTATAGTTTTCTAGTTTAGTTTTTGTTAACATTTGTTCCCACTTTCTTTTGTTAATGTTAATTGTCTATCTTAATTATTAAAGTATAAATTTTTATATGTCAAATAAAAAATTATTTATTTAGTTAATTATTTTTTTTAAAATACTAATCCCAACAATAAAAATTGTATTACTAGTATTGAGCAAAATAAAATTGCCAATGCTTTTATAATTGGATTAACCATAATATTTATTTCCCTTTTGTTTGTTGTTTATATTTTATATTTTTACTTTTATAGGTAGGAAGTAAACTATCGCAATTATGACAAACAAATCGTAAATTTTCTAATCTGTTATCGTTATTAATTCCGTTGATATGGTCTAATATTAACGATAGTTTTTTTCCTAGCCATTCTTTAAGCCCACAGATAGAGCATTCATAAATTAATAAATTTTGATTTATGATTCTCTCTTTCACTCTGTGTCTAGGGTGATTTGAATTAATAACAAATACTTCACTATCTTTCTTTCTGAAAGAGAGTTTTTGTTTTTGTTTTAACGTTAATCTTTTCCCTTTATTCCATGCTTTATAATTTGCCATTGTTTAAACACTCTTAGTAATCTTTTATAAAACTGTATGCAATTTCAAACCATTCGTTAACATAACCTTTTGACGGATAATCTATAATACTTTCTTCGTCATCATCAAAAGCAGAACAATTAAACCAATCTATAAATTTATATCTTGGTTTAATGTGGCAAAACATTCTTGAATATATCCTAATGTGGCAATAATCAACGGCTTTAAATTCTTCTAAGGCCTTGTGATAATTTTTAGTTTTACCATAAATTTCTAATGGTTCATCTAAACTAGCAAAAGTTAATAGATGCTTTTCTTTAATTGCTTGTTTTATTAATTGTTTAGCAAAGTTCATTTTTCCTACTCTCTTTTTTGTGGGGTTGTTTAAACATAGTACAACCCCGTTAACTATTTTTTAATAATCTTTTATGAAGTCATATGCTAAACATATAATAGCAATCATAAAATATATGAATGTAAATATTAAAAATATATCACTAATCATTACTAGTGCTAATGATATTATTGATAATATAAAGCATAAAAAACTTGCTTCTAATAGTCTATAATTTTTCATTGTTTACTCACTTTCTTTTTAAAAATTAATTGTTCTAATTTCGTCTTCTAATATTTCTTCTTCAATTACTTTTAAAAATTCTTCGTCATCTTTAAAAGAAAATCTGAAATCAGAATCATATCGATAAGTTTTTTTATTTACTGAATTATAAACTACACTATCCATAGTTCCGTCGTCAATAATTTGTAAATCAATTATATATTTTTTAGTTAATTCACTCATTGTTTAACTCACTTTCTTTTTTTTTGTTTTAATATATCTTTTTCTATTTCTAATATTATATTAGCCATAAAATCCCAATAACCTTGCTCAACTTTAGTTCTTAAATCATCACTAGGGTTTGGATTTATTGAACCCATTTTAATAGCTAGTTCTACAATATCATTATAATAAAATGGTAAATCTAAAGCCAAACCACTTAACCATTCTGCTATGGCTTTTTGTTTTCCAACTCTAGGTATCATAAAACCATATTCAGAGTAAAACCTTTTAAAAAGATAATCCACCTTATCAATATATTTAGCTATTGGATTGCCATTTATATCAGTTTCAATAGTTGATAATATAAACCTTTTATAATTATCTTTATATTTTGTATGATGTAATTTCATTTTTATTACTCACTTTCTTTTTGTTAGGTTGCAAGAACTGTTTAAACAATCCCTGCAACCTTGATTAATATTAATTACAAGTTGTCATTGACTCTTGACAAACTGGGCAGATTGGAGTCCCCAATTCTTCAATAGTCTTTCTTGATACTCTTGCAATATATCCGTGTTCTTCACAAACAACTTTTATTAACCTAGTTGTTTGCTTTTTTCTGTTCATGTTTATTAATGCCTTATGGGGATACTCTGGCAACTGTTTAAACACTTCAGAAAAGATTGTTTCAAATTCTTCACTTTCAGTTGTTGCCGTCATTTTACCTTCAAGGCCTAATGTAGTTGCACACTTTTTGAATATATGGTTATGACCATTATTTAATCCAACTATTGCGTGAACTAACTCATGAACTAGAACACCTAATACTCTTTTTTTATCTTCAAGTGATGGAGATATTAAAACATGAAATTTATTTTCTTCATTAGTTTTATCACTCCAACATTCACCTAGACGTTGATTTTTTGCTCCTGTTATATTTCCAATAGAACAGAAAGAGCAAGCCACTTTTATATTATTGGGTACAATGTAACCTTTACTCTTTATAATAGGTTTCATTAAATCAATGGCTTTAATGAGCCAACTTTCTCGATTATCTTTAAGTGTGTTTTTTTCTTTTGTCATATACTCACCTTTTTTTATATTAATATTTGATTTACTTATATAATGTTTAAAACGATAATAAATAAATCCTTACCTAAATAAAGCAAATCGTTTAAATGTTGTCAACACTTAATTAAAAATAAATATTATTTTAATGTAAACAACTGATTTTAAATGAATGAATATATATATTTTAAATGATGAGATATAAATTTTATATAATTATAATGTATAAACTTTAGATAATGTTTAAACACTTCTTAAAATGATAATGCAAATTAGAATCAATCTAAATTATAATTGTACACAAAAAAAATGTAAATTATAATGCCTATATCTCAAGAGGGACAAAAAAAATATGCCGTGCTTTGCTGTATATATATATGCACCCCCCACAAAATTAGCAAACAAAACAGAATTACTATATGTCAATTATTTGACAAACCTTTATCAAAATAAATGTCAAAATTATGACATCATAGTTTCCTGGTTTTCCAAAACACCCCCCTTTGTTTTATTTTTAGGGTACCCATACCCCTGTTTAGAAAACACAGCAATCATAAATTTACCACCCTCTAATCCGGGTCGTACCTCGTAGTGCTTACCACTAGTCTGACAGTAGAAATCCACATCATCAAAACCGGCTTGTTTACCCATAGCCTCAAACTCTTCTGGTGTGTAGTGTTTATAATGGAATTCATTCACCGGAGGTAACTGATGAGGTCTTACCCGTTCATTAGGTGATGAACATATAAACAACTCTGTTTTCTCTCCAGCTAAATCAAATACACTTTGAGCTAAATCTGGTGGTATGTGTTCAATAAATTCAAAGGACACAACAGCATCATAGGAGGCTGGTAATCTATCTGCCTCTAATTTTGTAAAATCTTCAACGATATAATTAACTCGTGGAGCTTTGTCTGCAAAAGTTTCAAGATATACTCCATGAGCTACGGGTGATTTATCAATACAATCAATCCCACAGTTTAACATGTTGTGCATAATGAATGATCCATAACCAATACCACAGCCAATATCTAAAATATCATGAGGATTTGGCACAATCTTTTTTATTTTTTTTACAGCAAAGTTATATCGTTCTAAATGATCAGCTCTAATATTGTTGGGATCCATAATTCTTTCAGCCATTACTTTACTACCTTCATAATACACCCTTGTTTCCAAGAACGAGCTAACGGAACAACCTCACGATCATAGTTTTTACACCATTCAACTAAAGCTTTCCATTCTCCTTCTTCCCATTTAGGATAGGGAGATATAGGTGAGGGTAACAAATCATCAAATCGTATTAATGTGTTTTCTACAATTTGATTATTAAGGAGTTCAAGCACAGTTTTTGTAGATTTATACAGATCACAGTCAATATTTATAAACGATATATGTCGTTTGTGGTCTTTTTTCCACACAGGTATGGTATCTTCAAACCAACCTTCGTGTAAAACTACGTTTGGTACCACTTTTGGTAGCTCTGACACAGCAAAATGTCCCTTCTCTATAACTTTGTGCCCCATAAACCACTGTTCAGGTAGTCCTTCAAAGCTATCAAAGCCATGAAACGTAATATTTTTGTTAAGACTAGCTAAATAATTTATAGATTTACCCTCATACACCCCAAATTCTACATAATGTCCCTTTGGATGGAGAATATTCTGCATACAAAACTGATATTCCATCAATCGGTTGTCTAATAAGACCATAGGTGTGTATAAAAACTCTTCGGTTTGCATATTTGTGATAATAAACAATGACTTGCCAACTGTCAACAAACAAAGTATATTAGATATACTGGTAGAATCTACCTTATACGTCTAAAGTTATAAGGAATAAGGCCTTGTAAATGTTAATTGTCTCCTACGGCTAAGTGATCCCAGTGTAAATAGGGAGGGGTCGATAGCCCCTCTCTAATTTAAGAAGCACGAGGGTTATATGGATGTTTTAAAAGAACGTAAGAAAAAAATAAAAGATATTTTAACTCCACACATTCTGTATGGTAAGCTATCAGAAGAACAGATTGTTGAAATGATTCGTATTGAGAGTGCTGATTACAAAAACAAGTCAGCCGGTAAGATGGGAGAACTACGATCAGAGATTGAACGAAGAAGATTACTACGATTACGAAGACTAAACCCTGATGAGTTTGATAGGAGGATAGATATAATGTTAGAAAGACCATCAAAAGATGTAAATGAAAAAAGAACACGACTACCACGAGGGCTAACACCCATGCAGGAAAAGTTTTGTATGGAGTATGCAGCCACTGGTGATGAACTAGCTTCATATAAGAAAGCTGGATTCAAAGAAGCCAAAGATGATCCCAACACACGAATCCGTGCTCGTCAACTTTTTAAGAACGAGAAGATTCAGGCAAGGATTGATGAGTATCAAAAGGAGGCCATCCGTAAAATATCGTGGACAAAAGAAAAAGTCCTTGAGAAAATAGGAGAGGTCTATTCTAATTCTATAAACGACGGAGACTTTACAAATGCAAACAGAGCTATGGAGAATATAGCTAAGCATCTTGGTATGTTTGTTGATCTATCAAAAGTAGAGCAAACAGTAAAAACAACCGGGTTTGAATCAGGAGACAAAAAGGCTGACATAAAAAAATTAGCTGACCTTGCTGGATTTAAGTTGATTGATGGTGGAGTTAGTGATAAAAAAGTAGCCGATAAAGATGGAACATCAGGAAATAAGTGACGAACAACTTGACCAACTCAGGCATTATGCTTACGAGAATATACGTCAAGACTTTCTCAGCTTTGTAAAAGGCTTTGCACCAAAGCTAGTGGCTGACTTTAAAATGGGTCGACATATTGAAGTTATTAGTGAGAAACTACAAAAGGTTGAAAATGGTGACATCAAACGTCTGATGGTGTTCTTACCACCTCGTTCATCAAAGTCTCTTGTGTGTTCTAAATTATTTCCAGCCTGGTATCTAGGCCGACACCCCAATCATGAAATCTTATCGGTATCTCACAGTGACCAACTTGCTTCTGACTTTGGTCGTGGTGTAAGGGATCTGGTTAGTGACCCAACGTATCAAGATGTATTCGATATTAAATTACGTTCGGATGTCCGTGCTGCGGGTAAATGGCAGACCAACCGTAACGGTGTCTATGTAGCTGCCGGTGTTCGTACACAGATAGCTGGTCGTGGTGCACACGTGGCTCTCCTTGATGATGTGATGTCAGAGGAAGATGCTTTTAGTGAAGCTGGTCGTCGATATATTAAAGAGTGGTATCCTGCCGGTTTACGAACCCGACTTATGCCTAACGGCTCTATCGTTATTATTAATACACGATACCACGAAGATGATTTATGTGGATGGTTATTATCATCAGAAGCTAGTGATAGCAATTCAGCTATATCTGATTATTGGGATGTGGTAAACATACCGGCATGGGTTGATGAAAAAAGTAGTAAGCTATTAAAACTACCCGTCGGTGAATCATACTTTCCCGAATGGAAACCAAAAGAGATTCTTAAAAAAGATGAGATGGAGATTCGTAGACACAACGGTTCACGATATTGGGAATCACTCTATATGCAAAATCCCGTGCCTGATGAAGGTGGTATTCTTAAAAAGTCATGGTTTCAAATGTGGGAATATGAAGATCCACCTCATTGTGATTTCGTAATACAAACTATGGATACAGCTTTTTCAACACGAACAACAGCTGACTATAGTGTTATACAAACATGGGGTATCTTTACACAGGTAGAGGCTGACAGTTCCGGAGCTGAACATGATGTTGGTCATTTAATTTTATTAGGCAACACACGAGGACGATTTGAATATCCGGAGTTACGACAGAATGCTCAAGATGCATTTGATGAACACGAACCAGATGTTATCATTATTGAGAAGAAAGCTAGTGGTCAATCATTAATACAAGATTTACGACGAGCTGGATTACCGATCATGGAATATACACCCGATCGGGACAAGGTAGCCAGAGCTTATGCTGCTTCACCTTTGATTGAATCAGGACGAGTATGGTTACCGAAACGGCCGTGGGCACAAACATTGTTTGACGAAGCCATCACTTTTCCAAACGGAGCACATGATGACCAAGTTGATTCAATGGTCATGGCTATAC